GGCCGGCACCGTCAGTGGCTCTCCAGTTGCCGGGTTCACCGCAGCTCCCGCCGCAATAGACTCTTCCGGGGGAACCTCGCCGCCCTCAGGCGAGGCCTGTTGCGGCACGCCACCCGCCTGGGTTGCGGCTTGGCCGAAGAGTTGGGCAAAGCTGTCTCTGAGCTCGGGACTGTCCTGCTCCCAGAGGGAGAGGGCTTTGTTGTAGAAAAGGGCAACGGCCTCGGGAGGCACTTGCGCCGTTGTTAGTGCTTGGGCCGCTGCCGCTAGTGCGTTCATGAAACCAATGTAGGCCTGGCGCTCTGCTTCCGGGCCAATCGGCTTCATTGAACCGGCGTGGACACCCACATCGAACTCCCCGCGAATGTCTGTCCTTGTGTATGCCATTGGAATGTCTTCGCCAGTGACGCGGATCCAACGCTGGGCATCATAAAACTGCTGCATCACCTGGAGGGTCTTTCGGGCAACCATCTGGACGAACTTCTCAAAGACCCGAAGCTTCGACTCGGAGCGGCCAGCGTGCATTGCAGCTCGGTACGAGACCTCCGTCGCTGACTTTGCGGAACTCCTTCCGCCGCGCATCGCCTCGTCCCCGGCGCCTACCTCGTTCATCAGGTTCCGGAGGATGTTGAAGGTCCCGAGGAACTCCTGGGGGAATGCTGGCATGACAAGGTTGCGGACGTCCGCCGCTACATTCTTACTCTTCGCAGCAACAAGCTGTGGAGTGTTCGACGCTAGCGCGGCCTTCGACTGTTTGTCGAAAATGCCATCCTTGTAGATTGTCTTCAGCGCCATTGACGCCTCGAGACCCTCTACCGCTCCGTCCATAAGGCGCTGAATCTTCTCGGCCACAGGAAGCATCTTGTGGACAAGGGAGATCCCGTAAAACTGGTCGTTTACCTTCTCGAACCGGAGGTCCACGAAGGGGTAGCCCTCCATGTCCAGGGGGAGAGTGCATGCTTGAGTACCGTGGGTCCCGAGTTGTCCGATGCGGTCTGCTGGCAGACCCAGAGGATCCGCATCTCCTTCACCCTGCGGCGACGACTCTTTCCGCCAGAGCGAACAGCTCGCGTGGCCCATGCGTGATACCAAATCTCGTAGACCTCAACGTGCTCAGCCTCTTCTTTTCGCCACACGTTCCCGGGGCCGTCCTCATTCAACTCGTCCAGAGACTTCACCTTGTCTGGCTTCAGGTGCTTTGTTTTTGCAAACCGCTGGTCGTTCTTAATCTCGTCGATGTGGATTAGGTGACGAACCGCAACCCACGGCATCCTGTGGATTTCGTCGTAACCGGGCGGGAAGATGAAGTTAAACGGTGAGACCCGAAGGAGAGTCGCGTGCGCCGCCGGGCGGTCTGCCGGAATGCCCATTTCCTCCAGGCGGTCTATGATTGTCTGGACGACTGGGTCGTCCTCGAGCGTCTCGTCCTCGTCGAGGTCTCGGTCGTAGTCCTCAACGGGAACAAAGACTCCGGCTGGCTGATACGTGATGCGCCCGATTCCTGCAGCCAAGATCAGGGCGTCGTCCAGAACCTTGCGGCACTCGTTGTTGAAGCCCCCCTCTTCCCACTCGTACATCAACGCGGATTGGGTAATCTTCGCTCGCTGCTTCTCTTCTCCCATGTCGGACGGGTGGAGAGGGCGGGCGTAGATCGACGGATCGTTGTGGAAGATGTGGGGCTTGAGGGCGTCCACTGCAGACGACACCAGGGCCAACCCCCGATCCCCCCTCGACCGCTCCACGCCAAGGCGGTATGCGTCCAGGAGCTTTCTCCAGTCGTCAAAGTGTGCCTTGCGGATAATCGACTCTGCCGCCAACACCTTGTCTAGGAGGGCCGAGGCGTCTTCTTTTTTCACCGGAAGTTTGGTTGGGTCAAACCTAGCCATCACAGCCACCTCGAGCCGACGTCAGCCGGAGCGGGCTGGCGCATGTCATCATCATCGTCCCACACGCTGTAATTCGGCGGTGGATCTTCTTGTCTTCGTGGGTCGTTTCGGTTCGCCGCCCCGTGTTCAATATCACAGACAGCCTGCGCCTGTAGCCAACACATGACAAGGTCGTCGTGTTCTCCTGGCGGAGCCCCCACCTTGACCCGCTTGTGCATCTCGTCCCCAGAGACCAGAGCGGTTGAGCTCGTCGTCTTTTTCGTGAGCTCCATGAACATCCGCATCTCTTTGATTAGCCGCTCGCTACGAATCACCGGCATCCGAGACCCAATGATGTCGATTCCAACGTGAACCATCACCGGCTTCGTCGCTACCGTGGTGCTCCACCCATACCTCGCGTCGAAGTTTACCGACTCGATCATCTCGCGCTGGTACAAGTTCCAGTATTCAGTCTGCATTATCCCAAGGGACACTGCGTGGCCAACCCCATTGATCTCCCACGAGAGAAGGGCGTCGTTGTAGTGAAGGGCCAACAGAACCGCCCTTGCAGACGTTGGCAGGGCCTCCATCCGACTCTTAAGTTCAGCAACCTGCGCCCGTGTGTCCGTCCGGATAACCTGGATCGCCGTGTAGTCCCCCGAAGACCGCCCAGACGACGGGTCAACGGCAACGATATAGTTGACCCCCTCCTGCGGGTGCTCCCAGACCCAGAGAGAGTCGTCGTCAGCGAGACTCTTTCTTTTTAGGGCCGGCTCCATGTAACCTGCGAGATTAAGCCTCTTGTCTGAGAAGTCCTGACCGGATTCGTCAACAATAGACCCCACGAAGATCGGCTTACGAACCCCGACCTTCTCGATCTCGGCCAGCGGCGGCTCCTCAAACACCCGGCTTGCCGAGAAAGCAAAGGCCTCCTCAGGCTTCCCTGGGTACTCCTGCTTGAATAGGTCCCAGTCTCCCTGGCACTTGTCCATCCAGGTCTTGTGGGCCCAGTGGGCTTGCTCGGGGGAAAGCTCGTATTCACGAATCATCCCCAGGAGTTCCTCGTCAAACCGAGAAAGGATGTCCTGGGCCGAGACCCCCTCTGGGAGAGCCCTTGAGTAGTTCGGCATCGCGTGCCACGGGTAAAAGACAGCCTCCCAGTCACTGTCTACCTTGTTCCCCTTGCTGTCTTCCCCCCGCCAGGCCTTCCAGAACTCTCGGTGGAAGTAGCCACCAGCGCCATTCGCTGTCGACTCCAAAACCACCAAGGTCTCTGGGTCGTCGGAAATGGTCTGCATCAGCCCCAACATAAAGGTCTCAGGGTCACTCCAGAATGCGATCTCAGAGCCGTGAAAGTAGTGGATCTCAAAGCCTCGAGTCGAGTGAACCGCGTCAGCGACAGAGACCTCAAACCTTGAGTTGAGACCAGCCGTCTCGTCCAGCGGATGCGTCATCCAGAGCTCGTTGTCGTTGTTTCTCCTGAGCTCCGGCCGAAGGTCATCCGCCCCCTTCGTTTCCTCAAGGGCATCAAGCAGCTCTTCCGGCGTCTCGTACTTCTTCGGCCTCCCGCCGTCCGCCCCCTTGCTGGGAAGGTTGTCGTACATCTTCTTTGCCATGAGGAAGACGTTGTTGGTGGTGATCCGATCCACTGCAGTTACGAAGGCCCTGCGGTCTCGGTTCGTAAGGCATTGGTGAAACGCCAGCGCCTGCGTCACCGTACTGAGCCCCATTCGGCGGGCCTTTAGTACGATGAAGCGGCCAGGGCGACCCTCGCTCTTGGCTTTTTGGATCCTCCCATAGAAGTCTAGCTGGATGGGGTTGAGCCTAAGGGTGACGGTCTCACCGACCTTCCCCTGCATCGACGTCTCGGGCCGATTTAGGACCTTCAGGTACGTCTCGCAAAACGACGGAAAGTCCTTAAAACTCTCCGTCGTCGTTAGGCGCTCCGCGATTTCCCGGGAACGCTTTAAGCTCATCGCCTTCCGCGGCACTACTTAGCGCTCGTGATTTCCGCCAGCTCTTCCTCGGTGGGGCCGGTGTGCTCTTTGACCTTCTTGGAGTTGTCTTGGGAGGCCTTGATTCTCGCAATGATCATCCCAACCGCCTCCTCCCGAGCCTCTCCCGCCTCGTTTCGCCCAGCCTGTTCCGCCACAAGCAAGCCAGACAAAGCGCCAAGGTCAGACAAGCCGCGGAGTTTCGCCCTAAGGCCAACAATG